CAATCAGATACTCTGTGAGTTCGTCAATTGGAATAGTGCGTGTGCTGTAGCCTCGCTTGAAGTATTCCTTCAAGGTGTCTTGCTTCTTTGTGTCAAGATTATAGCGTTCAGCACACGCTTCCAATGAAAGCGGCTCCTTGATGCCACGTTGCAAGACATACTCAGCAAGCATCGTGTCGAACACAGGCCCGTTATACTTGAACCCACTTTCCCACAGCCACAGCAAGTCGTGTGCTGCGTTGTGACATATAAGCACAGTGGCCTCATCAAGAAACATCTGTACACGCTCACTATAATCATGCCCACTCTCATGCTCTTCATGGTCGAATGGGAACGTGTAACATGCTCCTTGGTCAGTCAGTATACCAACCATCGTCAGACTATTGTTCACCTCAAATGGATCAAGGTGCATCTTGCCGTCACGATGCGTGACTGTATTCTCTACATCAAGTGTCAGTTTCATATCTTATTCCTTTGTCATACTGAAGTATACTTTGCCACCCATATCAATGTGTGGAATGGCTGGGTCAGCATTGTGCTTTCCCGTATACTCAAACCGATATCCTTCACCGCGCTTCTGCTCGACATCTTTGATAAACTCAGCGTTATCTTGTGCGAACATGGCGACTGCAAAAGTTGCGATCAATCCAAGCATTGTATATCACCCCTCGTATCTTGCTGTCAAGTAGTTAAGTTCGCAGTTGACCATACCGTGCCAACCATTCAGCTTGTTCTTGACAATGTTAATGTGTCGCATCGGGCTATCTTCATCCTGCCCCTCTACTGATGCTGCCTTTCCAATCAGGACCATCAGGTCAGCCTCTGCGGCCTTTCCTGTACGTGATCCTTCCATCATGCTCTGGTTCAGTTGTGTCCTGCCTTCTGCCTCTGCGGAAAGCTGTGACATGTAGAACACAGCACAATCGTATGCCTTCGCAATCTGACGTGCATGTATGGCACAGGCTTTTAGTGCTTCGTCCTGTCGGGCAAAGCCACCTTCTGCCTTGAACTTATCACCCATGTCAAGCACGAGAATGTCAGGCCGGTATGTCTTGGCAACAGACTCAACCCAATTCATATCACGCCCAGATGCTTCTTTGATCTTGATATTATTCATCACAGGCTGATAGAGTGACTTTGCTTTTGCCAGATTTTCTTTCACCTCACGTGCCGACATACCTGCTGCGGCAGTGAGATATCGTGCGCCAACCCGGTGGGTAGGCTCTTCATTACACAACACAATGCACTTGGCACCTTGATGTGCAAACCCATTTGGTGCAGCGATCAGGCTGGCATGGAACGATGTCTTGCCAGTGTTGGGCCGCGCACCCACTTCGATAAGTTGACCAGCACTGACGCCTTCTACTTTACGCGCCACGCTTGGAATGTTGAAAGACCAACGCGCTTCCAGATCAGCCTTCGCCAAAAGTGTTTCGATAGTGATGTCATCCCATTCGATATTGAGGTTGGGAGTGAAGTCATCACCATAACGCTCAAGCAGATTGCGAAGTGTCTCCATCGTACCGCCTGTGCCACTCACCATGTCGAAGCCAATGTTGGCGATGTCCTCGCCCACTACCTTCTGAAACAGTTTAGACAACACCTCTTGTGCGATGTCGTTACCCATCGGCTCCTCACGCTTGAGTTGCGAGAACAGGCCATCAAAGCCTGACTTTTGAGCGGTGGTCATCGTTGGGTTGTCAGACAAGAACAAGGCTTGTATCTCATCCGGTGTGACACTGCGATTGTAGTGATCCATAGCTTTGTCAATCGCCTGTTTGATCTTACGATTGTCAGAGTTGAACAGCCGGTCAGGACACTTGGAACCACGATGGTCATCGTAGAAGCCTTTGTCCATTAGACTGCGTAGCATTGATACTTCCATTATCTTTCTCCTATGTCGGCTAGGTTATTCATGTCAGTTGGATTACGATACTTCAAATCATCTGTCAAGTATAGGACACGTACATTATCTACATGTCCTCTCAACTCTTTCGCCATCAGCAAAGTCTTACGCACTGCGTCAGGATCAAGTGCTATCACTGCTGTTGAGAACTGCGCGAGATACTTTTTGTGTGCATCTGACAATGATGTCCCAAGCACAGCAACCCCGACAAAGTTACCACCACCAACCACGGCGGCACTCACGCAGTCCTCAACAACCACTGCGACATTACCACAACCAAACGTATATGGCAAGCCACTCTTTCCATACCGACGCCACTTAGGCAAACGCTTACCAAGCGCACGTCCTGTAGCATCCACGATTTTACCATCGTGTTTGATGGGGAACACAACGCGGTGTTCACGCACATCATATAGCAGACCTAACTCCTCTGCGTCAAGCCCATACAATTCGCTGGCCCACTCAGCCACGTCGTAGTTGTATGGCACGAGATACTCAGGCACATCAAAGCTATCTTCTGCAAAGCGTTCAACATCAGATAGCTGCACACGAATATCATCGGCGGACATACGCACACGTGTGCCACCTTTGAGATCACAGGACATACGAAAACAATTCCATACAAGTGATCCCATGTTGTTGGTCACTGTGAATGTACGTTGACCACAGCTAGGACACTTAGTCCTCACTGTATTACCAACTGATACATTCATATCACTTACAATGTTATATATATTATCCATATAACTATCTCCTGTGCGGCAGTTAGGTGCTTTTACCATGTATTTTACGTGCTGTCAAGGCATTGTTTGCACTCTCGTACGTATTCTTCATATAAGGTTTGACTGACTGCGGGTTAGCGTGTCCTGTAACCGACATGATCTGTCCTATACCGACACCAGCTTCAACCATTTCAGTTGTGCCAGTACGACGCAGGTCAGATAGTCGCAGTTCACTTGACAAGCCAGCCTGATCCATCAACTTACGTGCATGGAGCGGCAACTTGTACTGGCTGTATGCTATGTACTCACCGCCGATAGGCTGTGGTCGTGGTGCAACCCACTGCTGAAAGCCAAAGTCCTCGTGCTGTTGTTGTAACATCTCAAGCAAGTCGTCGTCTATAGGCAAGAACACTTCTGCTCTACGCTTTGACTGCTCAATATGTACACGTGCCTTATCAAAGTGTATAGAATCCCATGTCAGGACGCGCATGTCACCGACACGCTGGCACCAAGCGTATGCCATGTGTGCGATCAGCCCAATGTTACGTGTGCTAAAATCGCTGTACGCTACGTCTAGCAGCTTGGTAATATCTGACCTACCCCAGACAGTCTTACGTGGCTGTGTGCTACGTCTGCGGACGATAGAGAATGGGTTTAGATTGCAATGCTCCATGCGCACCGCATAGTTATACAGGATGCGTGTAGCAGCCATCACGTGATTGGCAAATGGAATGCCACGATCACACCACATATCGTAAGCCAGCTTGGCTTGCTTGGTACTGATGTCAGCCAGCGCAAGAGAACCAAGACGCCGACCATCTATCTCAGTGTCGAACATGACACGTTGAAAGTATTGATATTGCGTCTTAGTTTCATCTCGCAAGTTCTTGAAATCATGAGAAGAGTAATACTCGTCCGCAAGTGTTTGTACAGATAACATACTACCTTCTCCTCATAGCCCAGAGTTGATATGCTGTATCATATAACTCGTCGTGCCACATTAAATCCTTCTTGAACTTCGCTGGTATAGTACAGTAACCATAGTGTGCGCCAGCAATCATACCAGCCACTGCACCTACAGTGTCACTGTCGTGACCACGATTGACTGCGGCAATAACGCAGTCCTCAAAGTTGTCAGTGGTCTGAAAGGCCCACATGGCAGCAGTGTATGTCTCGACAACATATCCACCAGACATGACCTCTTCACGAGGTATATCTATACTATGCCTATACTTCTTGTACTTGTCAAGAGGCCCACCATAATACAGTTCTTCTGCCAACATCGTGCCATATTGTACACACATTGGTGCCGCATGAGTCAGCAGTGTTTGTTGTGTTGCAAGTTGAGTAAGTTCTTGTCTATCCATAGCCATCAATACAGGAGCAGCAGTCCTCATCAACGCTCCATTACCAGAAGATTTCGGGTCGGCTGTTCCTTTGTATGGATCAGTCGGGTCTTTGATGTAGCGTTCTAATGCGCGAACAGTTGTCGTACCTATGTCAAAGCACTTGCCACGCGGGATGAACTCACCTTCCATATACCACGACACGAAGTTATCCATGATGTCGTTGGGATCAAAGGCTTTCTTGTCAAGCATTGATTTAGACATGGCAAGTGTCATGGCTGTATCGTCAGTCCACTCGCCAATGTCTACGTCGTGAAAGCCACCTTTGTGATACTTGGTGATGTAGTCTTCTGGTTCTCTGGCATCAAGGAACTCAAGAGGTGCGCCAAGCGCGTCACCTACGGCGAGTCCAATCATCATGCCTGTTGCTTGATCTATTGATTGCATAGCGCACCTCCTTTTGTTTAAGCTACGAAACGTGTGTCTACAAGTGAGCGGAACTGTGGTGTATTTACCCAACGTGCCGCATCGTACTCACGTCCCAGCATTGTCTTAGCGTGTGTGTCATTGCCAGTGTTCTTGATCGTAAAGCCATTGCGATCATCAGCATACGTTGCATAGTTTGTAAAGGCAGAGTATAGCGACCACAGATTTTGACCTCGTGTCGTTACCTCTTCACGATACAAAGCGAACATCTTCTCAGCTTGCTTGTCGTTCTTCATAATGCTTTCGAGCAAAGCCTTGACATCTACAGTAACGAGTGAACTCTCAGCCCACCGCTGCATCTGTTCTGCTCTAGCATAGAAGTTGTTCTTTGATTTGCGCAGCCTACGAATGAATGCTTCCATGTCAAAGCCACTGGTATTCTTACGCTTCACCTTGTCATGCTCACCAGAAATCTGACCATTGAGGCAGAAGAAATCAATCGCCCCAAAGATAGCCACGTTGGAACACGTGCCATTGACACCGTGTAGAGCGATGATGCGCTGTTGCACCTCAGTCTCGTGGCGTGTGGTCGTGATCTTGGCAGACACGTTAGGCAGACGAACATCCATGATGCCCATACCATTGTTGTACGCATCCTTCCAGCTAACCTCTGCGCCTTCTGTTTCATGGGGCTTGAGGTTCTCTGTCATGGCGGCACTCACCTTGCGGAAGAAGTCACCGTGGTTCTCGCACTTGAAGCCATCACCGACGATGCCAATGTACTCATCAGTGTTGCCATTGATGACATACTTCTGGCCTTCCATCTTTGTATCCTCATATTTCACAGGGAAATCAAGGTTCTCTGGTACATCCACGAAGGATGTGTTTGCAAAATCTAACGGCATGTATATCTCCTTTGTCCGTTAAGTGATGTCATGTTATATCAGGTTGGTGAGGCAATGTCAAGCCTAGAAATCCCATTGCTTGATCTCAACATCCCTGTCCACCAGCGCATTCTTTAACCCATGCCATGCGTCGTCCACTGCCCGTAGGTCATCATAATCTAGCGAACACAGTTCACTAACACGGCTGCGGATTGGCACCCATGCGTTTAGCATTTTAAGCATACTGTCACGCTGATGCTCACTCATGTTAGCCCATGTTTCTTTTGCTTGTAGGCTACGCTTTTCCCATTCATTCATAGTGTCGGTCATATCATTCTCCTTTCCAATCCTGCCGCATCCATTGCGGCATGTTACGTCCTCTGTTATATCTAGCGAACCGCATCTTGTCAACTACATAGAACGTGCGGTACGCAACGATGGGCCACGGCTCATCTGTCTTGCATTCGTCGTGTCCGCTGAAGCACTGCGGGTGTGCAGTCAACCCTGTGTATGGGCTAAGTGGGTCTTTCTGTGGAAACACCGGCTCATGCGTGGTGGGTATGAGAGGCGCGATAAAACGCAAACTCTTCAACGCTTTCCTGTGCTTACCTGCTCCATGTTCTCTGCCATAGCGAAATGTATATTCTTTCAGCATTGCATCATACAATGCAAAGGCAAAGGCAAAGTTGCCTGATGACTTCATTACCCACAGTGTGCAAGGATGCTTTTTGTGAACGGGTTTGTATAAGTTATATTTTTCTGCCCATCTAGGTTCAAGTTCCCATACTGCCGTACACATCATCTGTGCTTCTTCCAATGGCATCTTGACAATGTGCTGGTCACACAATGACTTAGCGATAGCATCGGGGTGGTGTTCAATCAAAAACCTATTCATCCCATAATCCTCTCTGCAATTCCAATGACGACATGATACAACATCCAGCCTATGCTTGCCCATATACACGCAAACAAGAACATCTCAATGCCGTCATGCGTGAGGTAGTAGTGCTTGGCACTATTCCACAGCTTATTCATGCTCACCTCCATTGCCTCTACCAAGCCCACCGAAATACTGCGGCCTACGCTTGGCTGTTTCAAACACACCTGCCGTGATGAACACGCCAGCAATCAACAAGGCATGGGCAATGGCACTGATACCAAAGACAGTGACAGAACCCACAGACATGGCA